CTTTTCAGCGCCGTCCTCCATAAGCATGATGACCTGGTATTCCTTGTCATACTGCTCGTCCAGCTTGGCATTCACAGCAGCCATGCCCTCGGCGGAGGCAACCATAGCGTTTTGATAAACCGTAACACTGGCATCGGACTGGCCACGGGCCTGTGCGCGGGCAACTTCAGCGTCCACCTTTCGACGGATGGTATCAAACCCATCTGGATCAGCGGCAGTCAGGTTGTACTTGATCTCGATCGCACCGCGCATATCGATGAGTTCTTGCAGACGCTTCTGATCCTTTTCGGTGAAGTGGCCGTTCTGCCGCTTTTTCAGCAGTTTTTCCACTTCAGCATCAATGGCGTCCAGCGTAGCAATATCCGCTGCAAGGCTTTCAGATACAGTCGTGTATCCGCCCGCGTCTGCAGTTTCCTTCAAAGCTTCCAGCTCGCTGCGGGTTGCAGCGGTCATGCTTTTGAAAGAATCCGTCCAATGCGTGACGATCTCATTGGTTTCCTTTTCGCCATCAGACCAAACGCGCAGCAAGCCATCCAGCCAGGTCTGCATATTACCAGCATCTCTGGCAAAGTCATCCGCAGACATGCCAAAGAAGGACAGGCCTTCACTGTTGCCATAGAAGGTTTCGGCTGCGTTGTTTTTCCATTCGTCCGCCGTCTTGTTCATGCCTTCCATAGCTTCTCGTGCCATCTTGGCACCGGATGCATAGTCGATTATCGCAACGGTTGCTGTAATGGCAGCCGCTGCAATAGCCAGCCAGAAGGAAGGCGATTTGCTCAGAACGGAGAAGAAGCCCTTCGCGCCACCGCCTGCTTTACCCACAGCGGTCGCAAACTTGCCAATGCCGGTAGCAGCTTTGCCAATGCCTGTATGGAGCTTGCCCACCAGGAGCAGCACCGGGCCAATGGCAGCAGCGAATCCGGCAAACTTAATGATCTGCATGCGCTGTGCTTCGTCCATTTCCAGGAATGAATCCAGCATATCGTTTGCACCGGAAATCAGATCCTTGATGACAGGATTCAAGTCATCACCGATCTGCTGGCCAAACAGGATGGCTTTGTTTTTAAGATTCGTCAGCTGGCTGGCAGTAGTCGCATAGCGTTTGCCTGCTTCTTCAGTCAGCGCAACGTTCTCATTCCAGGCTGCAGTAGCCGTGGCTTGTGTGTTTGCAAAAAGCTCAGTAGCGTTAACTGAGCGAAGAAGTGTGTCTCTGAGGCGGACTTCAGAAATGCCGATCTCGTTCAGGACAGCAATGGCGCTCATGCCTTCATCGTCCATGCTGGCCAGGCCTTCGATGAAAGCCTGGAACACAGCGGCAGGATCCGCATTCCACATCTGAACGAACTGTTCTTCAGACATGCCGCAGATCGTGGCAAAGTCGGTCAGAGCATCTCCGCCTGTGGCAGCGGCCACTTCCATCTTGACCAGCGCTTTACTGAAAGCGGAACCGCCCATCTGGGCTTCGATGCCCACAGCAGACAATGCCGTAGCAAAGCCCAGGATCTGCGCTTCGGAAAGGCCCACCTGATGACCAGCAGCTGCCAGTCGCAGGGACATTTCCATGATCGCGGATTCGGTGGTGGCGTAGTTGTTGCCCAGGTCAACCAGGGTAGCGCCCAGGTTGCCGAACTGGCTCTGATCCATGGAGGTGATGTTCGCAAACTTCGCCAGGGTGGAGGCAGCTTCAGCAGCCACGATATCCGTGGAGTTGCCCAAGTCCACCATGGTGCGAGTGAACTCAGACAGATGCTCGGTGGCAATACCCAGCTGACCAGCAACGGCCATAACCTCTGCAATGTCGTCCGCAGAAGTGGCTACCTCCGTAGACATCTGCTTGACTTCCGCAGACAGACTAGCAAACTCATCTTCCGTGGCATCAACCGTCTTGCGAACAGATGCAAAGGCCGATTCAAAACTGATGGATGACTTAATGGCAACCGCGCCCAAAGCGGCGATTGGTGTCGTGATGGTAGTAGTCAGCGCTCGTCCGGCACTGGTAAGCAGCTGGCCGGACTTTTGCATTTTATCGCCAAAGGTGTCCAGGCTTTCACCGAGCCTTGTCCAGGCTGACCGAGCGGTGTTCAGCTGCTGATTGGTGCGCTGAATCTCGGCTCGGGTTGATTCCAAGGCTGCTCGAGCATCGTTCAGCGCCGCCTCTGCATCGATCACTTCGTTGGTTGCTGCCTGAATGGCCTGGGGATCGTTTGCCTGCTGGGCAGCGATGAGCTTGGCTCTGGCTGCATCAAGGGCGATAGCATATTGATCGACCTGCCGCTCCTGAAGGCCCATCTTCTCATTGAGCATAGTGAGCTTTGCAGTCAGGCCAGGAACACTTTTCTCGATATCCTTGATGCCTGCAGCCGCCAGTCGGAACCGGCTTTCTGCCAGGTTGATCTCTTTACCGAAGGTTGTAATGGTGGCGGTGCTGGCCTTGATGGTTGCGTTGGCATCATCCCAATTGGTCTGTGCCAGGGCCAGCGCTTTACTGCACCGATCGATCTCTGCCTGGGTCGCTTTTACGCCTGCCCGGGCATTATTCAGATTGGTATTTGCCTGAGAAACAGCGTCAGCGGCATTCTGCGTGGTTTTCTGAAGCGCTGTATTCTGACCGGAAAGTTTCTTCACTTCCTGGCAGCTGAGCCTGTACTCTTCCTTCAGAAGATCCAGGTTGCCCCGGGCGGCAATGGTCACAGAGTCATTTTCGCCCAAGGTAGCGCTGTAATGCCGCACTTGTTCAGCGGCAGCAGCCACCTGTTGCTTGAGTGCGCTCTGTGCTTCCCTTGCCGTTTGCAGCCGTGCTGCATAGTCATTCTGCCGGGTATAGCATTCCTGCAGCTTTGCATTGGCAGCGGTCAGGGCGCGTTCATATTGCCCGACAGCGTTCTCCTGAAGCAGCAACCGCTGCTGCAGCGTCGAAAGCTTGGACGATAGGCCCGTGGCGGTGGCCTCGAAGTTCTCGACGCCTGCGGCTGCCAGACGGAACTTGCTTTCCGCTTCTTGGATTTGCTTGTTAACGGATCGGATGTTTCGAGTAAAGTTGTCCGTCTGCAATGACAGCGATACAACTAGGTCACGAAGCGCCTCGCTCAAGGGATTCACCTGCCTTTCGGGTAAAATAAAAAGCCGTCATGTTACGGCTTGAGATTGCCCCAGACCTCATCGATGTACTTGCGCTGGGGCTGCTTTTTCACATGTTCCTTCTTGGCGTTCCAGGCACGGATTCGAAGAAAGCCCAGCATGTCCATGCGGTCAATCTCATCCATGCGCCAGCCGCCTTCAAGGAGTGAATTGTAGGTGGAATATATGAAATTGGGCAGCGTCAAACCACCGGATTGGTCTCCTGGGTCGTCTGCGCTGCCTTCGTAGGGAATTCGTCAAGCACATGCGTGGTTTGCGTCTGCACGGCCATGAGCGCAAAGGCAATGTCGTGCATCAGGCGATCCACGGGGTAGTGATCCAGAATCTCGTCCGGTGTGAATTGGTTACCGAACAGGACACAAAACCACTTGATCATTTCATCCATGGCCTCGCCAATGGACAGGTTCTTGGTATCATCAATTTCTTCGCCTTTCAGCGCAGCGTTGGAAACGGCAACGATTCTGCCATACATCTTGGCGGCAGGCTCCATCTCACGCAGGGCACGACCGGAGATATAGTCCACATGGTATTTCTTATCGCCCAACGTACAAGTGATCATTCTTCGTTCCTCCTATGATTGGGATAACGCAGCAGCGTACCAATGGGGATCAGCACGCTGCTGCGCTGTGGGTTAAGTGTTCGTGAAAGAGGGTTCGTACACGGATGCCAGGAAGGATTCGCCCTGGGCGGCAGTAAACCCATTCTGGCCTTCGTCAGCCACAGCCTGATACTGGCCGTCATGGGTGCGCTTGATGGCAGTCCATTCGATTTCGCCAGTCTGGCGGGTAACAGAAGTGCCTTCCTTGGTCTGATAAGACTCGGTGACAGGCTTTGCGCGAACCTTGAACAGCCAAACATAGCGGTAGGTGCCATCGGACTTTTCAGACTTAAAGCCTACCGCGAAGTACGGGGGCTTATCGGAAGCGCTGCGGATGAGGACGCCGTTGTCGTCGATCTTGTTGCCGAAGATCATCTCCTGGATGGTCAGCGGAATATCGGCCATCTTGGTTTTAAAGGCCAATTCGGGATCCGGATACAGGACGTCAAACTCCACATCATCCGCGTACTGGATATCGGGGTCGGCGTTTTCAGGGGTGATGCTGGCTTCGATGGCACCAGCCATCAGCTGAAGGTCACCATAGGTGTGTTCTGCTTCGGTGTCGGCAGTCAGCGGTGCAATCACCACATTCTTGAGACCGACAGTAGAAGCAACATGAGGAGAAGCAGCGGGAGTCGCCATTTGTCTTTACCTCCTTACAGGTTGTCGATTGCATCCCGCAGCCCTTCGCGGATGATTTCATAGGCTTCATCTGCTCGGGTATCATAAGCGGGACGGATAAAGGGATGGGCTGGAGCGGGAGCCGGGCCGCCATGGCCGTACTCCACAGGGGTGGCATAATAAGCTCCGCGCTCCTTGCGGTGAACGCCAATGGTAATGGATTTACCGCTATATCGCCGTTTGCGAACATTGCCAATGGCAATGGACTCATGAAGATCGCCAGTGATGATCTTGGGATCCCGGGACGCATTGCTCTTCATCTGCTGATGGATGGGCTGCGCCGCTGCTTGCAGAATGCACTTGGCAATCGGTGCACCGGCACCGTCTGCGTCCATGGTGTTCGCCATATTGCCAATGTCCGTCATGAGGGAATCAAAACCGTCTACATTCAGGGGCACGATTACACCTCCTGTCGGTAGCACCATGTCCACTGCACGGTGTACTGCTTGGTGGCTGTATCGTAGGCGGGCTGATTGTAGCCTTTGTCTGACTCTTCCACCATGGAGAACCCGGCAGCATACATGGCGCTGCGGATCTGGTTGGCCATGTCTGTGGGATCCGTGTCACTCCACAGGTTCAGGTACACATAAGTGCGAACCGAGGTAACGCGATCATCCATGTGCGATGCTTCGGTGGTGGTTGTGGAGTAAACCACATACTGAACAGGCGGGTTCTGGTTTGCCGAAGTAGCTCGCCAGATACCCGCCATAACAGGAATATTGAGATGTGCCAGAGCGCTTTGAACCTGTCTCAACCGCTCACCCCCTCGGAAAGGGATGCTTTCAGGCCGAGATAGTCGCCACGGAAACCGTATTCACCCAGCGTGTTGATACGCCACTTCTTATCGCGGAATCGCACCCACATGCCAGGCACGATATCCTCCCGATACCGGATGGTGAAATTAATAACCGCTTCCGTGTTCATCACATCAGCAGAACGATAATGCTGGTTACCGGCATCGGTCACAGCTGACCATACTTTGCAGAACACTACATCCGTAGGCTCCGGATAACCGTTATCGTTTACAACGCTCTCTGTGTACCCAATCTCGACCATGTGTCTGAGGTCACCGGGCCGTGGATTGCTTTCAAAGTTTTTATAACCGCGCAAGGCCCATCACCTCCTTAGAACATTGCGTCAGGGTCGCGGTGGGGATAAAGCAGGTTCTGAAACGCTGTGCGCATAGTGGCGTAAGCAATATTGTCGCTGGGTTCCCGGTTTTCATAATAATGGCTGACCATCAACAGGACAGCTAACCGGACAGACTCCGGGGCATCGTCCGGGAACGCCACGCGACAATAATCCTCCGCTGCCGCTTGCGCTTGGGCAATCAGAGAATCGATATAAGGATCTTCGTCATCGTGCTGAATCCGAAGATGCGTTTTGACTTCATCAACTGTCAGGATCACGTGTCATCACCACTGATGGTATTGACGATGAGACCCGCATTTCGCAGTTCGGAAATGAGATGATTGAAGTCCTCACGCAGGGCGGCAACCGTGGTCGCTTCGCTTTCTTGCACGTTCAGAAGCACCGGTTCGCCAGCGGTCGGGAGATCGAACAGGCCTTCCGCGCCCTCCACCGTAGCACCGGGAAGGAAGGTCAACCTGCCGCCGATGACCCATTCGCTGCCGCCATGGGCGTGATAGTTACGAGCAGTACTCATGGAATACCTCCTTTAGAGAGGGGTGCCACCGCTCAGGCAGCACCCCGGATGATTAAGCCTTGATCTGCAGGCACTTCATGGCTTCGCCCAGGATCAGACGACCGTCCACACGCTGGGTGGCACGGAAGCCCACCTGACCGGTGGCGGCGTACAGTTCGTTCAGGCGCTGGAAGGTGCGACCCTGGCGATCGGCGATCCAGTAGGACTTGAAATCACCGAACAGGAGGGGCTTGCTGCCCGCAGCGATCTCAGGCATGTACACGGAAGTCACCAGGCGATGGTTGAACAGGGTGTCGGGCTGGCCTTCCTTGATGCCAGGCTGCCACAGGTACTGGCCGTTGCCGTCCTTGAGCTTACGCAGCGCCTTGATGGACGAATCGTTGGTCAAGAACACAGAGTTCTTGCGGTACACCGACTTGACGGAATGGATCAGATCCAGGATCTCGTCAGAGGTGAAGGTGGTGCCAGCAGTGGTAACACCGGTGGCAGCGCCATTGGTGGCATGCAGCAGGCCGTAGGGCTTGCCGGAACCATCACCATTGATGAACGCATCCTCTTCCGCAGCGCCAATACGGC